CAAGGTCGGGATGCTCGCAGCCGACCCCGCGCGCTCCGTCGCGGAGATCGAGCGCGCGGCAACCACCGAGATGGCTCGGGCCGCGCAGCCTCGCGGGCAGAGCGCCCAGGTGATCGACGTGGCGGCGGCCGTGAACCTCGCCCTCGATCGCATCCTCTCGCGAGCCCAGGGCATTGGCGGGCTCGAGACGGGCTTCGCGGACTTCGACGCCATGACCCAGGGGCTCGTGCCCGGGCAGCTCGTGATCGTCGCGGGGCGCCCCGCGATGGGCAAGACCGCGATGGGCCTGTGCATCGCCACGAACCTCGCCGCGGCCGAGATGCGGAGGGCCCGTGAGGCGGGGCGTGCGCAGCGCCGCGTGGTCTTCGTCTCGCTGGAGATGAGCGCCGGCGAGCTTGGCCTGCGCCTCGTGGCCTCGTGGGGCCGGCTCGACGCGCAGGCCGCGCAGAGCGGAGACCTCCCGGAGGACCTGCTCGCGGTGTTCAACGACGCGGTGCGCGAGGTCTCGGCGCTGCCGCTGCGGATCCTCGACACCGGGCACCTGAAGCTCTCCGAGCTCGCCGCGACGATCGGGCGGGAGCGCCTCGCGGGTGAGGTCCTCGCGGTCGTCGTGGACTACCTGCAGCTCGTGAAGCCCGACCATCGCTCGGAGTCGCGAGAGCGCGAGGTGGCCGAAATCGCCCGAGGGCTGAAGGAGCTCGCGAAGGAGGTCAAGGCCCCGGTGATCGCCCTCTCGCAGCTCTCCCGGAAGTGCGAAGAGCGGCCCAACCCCCACAAGCGCCCGCAGCTCTCGGACCTGCGCGAGTCCGGGGAGCTCGAGCAGGCCGCGGACATCGTGACGGGCCTGTACCGCGACGAGGTCTACAACCGCGACAGCGAGGACCGCGGGGCTGCGGAGTGGATCGTGCTCAAGCAGCGCGGCGGGCCCACGGGCACGGTGCGCCTGCGGTGGCACGCGGCCGCGACGCGCTTCGACAACTTCGCGCAGCAGCACGAGCCGGAGTTGCCGCCGGCGAGCGGGGACTGGGGAGGCCGTGATGACTACTGAGCTGAAGCCGGCTGAAGAAGGCCTCGACCTCGAGGCGCTCCGGGCTCTCGACAGGATGCTCTTCTGGCAGCGCGCCGTGCTCGCCCTGGTGGACTTCCACCGCCCCGACCTGCGCGCCAGGCTCACCCGCGAGGAGCTCGCGCGCCGCGTGCGCTGGCTCCGGCGAGTGGTCGACGCGCTCGAGGAGCTCGTGCGGAGCGGCTCGTGAGCCGGCGCTCGAGCACGGCACGGCAGATCCTGCGGGAGCTGCCCCCTGCGCTCGTCGCGAAGAACCGCGCAGCGCTCGACCGCGTCGCGCAGGCCGGATCGCAGCTCACGCTGGCCGGCGTCGTCCCGAAGCGGCGCCAGCGACCCGCGCCCCTCGACCCGCTCGTGCACGTCGTGGGCGGGACCACGACGGTCTTCCTCCCGATCAAGACCGTCTCGGAGGCCAACCGAGCAGACCACGAGCACTGGGCCGTGCGCTCGAAGCGCGCGAAGACCCAGCGCACCGGGACCCGCGAGGCCCTCGTCGCGAAGCTCGGTGAGCCCTTCGAGCTGCCCCTGCACGTCCACCTGGTGCGCGTCACCTTCGGCCCGGGCCTCGACTCGGACAACCTCCCGATCTCGATGAAGCACTTGCGGGACGGCATCGCGGACTGGCTCGGGATCAACGACCGCGACCCGCGAGTCGTGTGGACCTACGACCAGGAGCGCGGGCCCCGGGGCACCAACGGGGTGCGAGCGCAGTTCACGGAGGTCTCGTGAGCTGCCCGTCCTGCGCGCCCTGGCGGGGCGACGGGGAGAGCGTGCGGTGCGAGCACTGCGAGGGCGGGCACAGCGGGCCCCAAGCCCATGGCTCTCGGCGCGGCGTGCGCGAGGATGAGCCGTGAGCCCCGAGGCGCCGGCGCGCTGCAAGCACTGCCGCTCGGAGACCGCGAAGGTCTTCCGCCGCGGGCTCTGTCGCACCTGCTACCGCAAGCTCGGGTCGAAGAGCCCGGCGGCTGCCTCGGACGGACGGCGCCTCCGGGGTGTGCCGCAACAAACCGACACGAAGCGCAACACCCGGCGCATCGGACCCGAGGCACGGGTCGAGGCCATGCGGCTCCTGGCCGAGGGCCACGCCGTGCGGGCGGTGGGGCGGCTCCTGCGAGTGCGCCCGCAGACGGTGATGGACTGGCGCGACAGCCCCGAGGGGCAACAGCAGCTCGCCGAGGCCCGCCGGGCCCGCGCCGAGGCCCTCGCCACTGCCACCGAGGACGCCCATCGGGTGCTGCGCGAGGGGGCTACGCGCGCCGCGCAGGTGCTGGTGGACAACCTCCACGCGGCCCGCGCCAACAGCCGCACGAAGGCCGCCCAGGAGATCCTCGACCGGATCGGCCTCCCCCGCACCGAGCGCGTCGAAGCCGTCGGCGGGCTTGCGCTCCTCGACCTCACGCGGCTCTCCGACGAGGAGCTCGAGGCGCTCGACCGGATCACCACCAAGGCCCGCAAGGACGGAACCCATGGCTGAGCCCTGCCCCCGCTGCGCCGACCTCGAGGCCCGGCTCGCCACGGCCTGCGCGGAGCGCGAGCTCGCCGCGAGCGTCTCCGAGCAGGATCTGGCGGATGCCCTGCGCGGGCTGCTCGACGCGCTCGACGCGCCCGACGAGGCGGCGGCCGAGGCCGCCATCGCACTGCTCGCGGCCGCGCGGGTCCGGGCTGAGGCAGCCCTGGCCAGCGTCGCCCGCCGGGAGGGCTGCGGGTGAGCGCGCGCCTCGTCGTCCCGCAGGCCCTGCTCGACCGGGAGCAGGTACGTCGCCGCGGCCTGCGCGAGCTCGTGCGCCGCGCGTGGCCGATGGTCGATTCAGCGCCCCTGCGCTGGGGCTGGCACCTCGACGCGGTCTGCGAGCACCTCGAGGCGGTCCAGCGCCGGGCGCTCCAGGATCTCGTCATCAACGTCCCGCCCGGCTGCTCGAAGAGCCTCATCACCAGCGTGCTCTTCCCCGCCTGGGTCTGGACGATCGACCCGACCCACCGATGGCTCGCGGCCAGCTATTCGGACAAGGTCGTCCTGCGAGACGCCCGCCGGCACCGCACCCTGGTCACCTCGGACTGGTATCGCGAGCGCTGGCCCGAGGTGCAGGTGCCGCGCGACGCCACGGCCAGCACCGCGGTGACCGACTGGTACACGACCGCCGGGGGGATGCGGTACTCGAACACCACGGGCGGGCAGTGGACTGGCCAGCACGGCGACACCCTCCTCGTGGACGACCCGCTCGACCCGCAGGGCGCAGACCTCACGAGCGGCGTCGAGCTCGAGAAGGTGCTCCGGTGGTGGCACGAGACCATGCCCACGCGCTTCCGCGACCAGGCGAGCCGCGCCCGGGTGGTCGTGATGCAGCGCCTGCACGAGCGCGACCTCACCGCGGAGTTCTCGCGCGAGGGCGCCACGGTGCTCTGCCTGCCGATGCGCTTCGAGCCCGCGCACCCGCACCGCTGGGCCCGTGACCCGCGCACCCGCGAGGGCGAGCTGCTCGCGCCCGATCGCTTCCCCGAGGGCGTGGTCCGGGGGCTCGAGGCCGCCCTCGGGCCCCGCGCCGCCGCCGCGCAGCTCCAGCAGCGGCCCTCGCCGGCTGCAGGCGGGATCTTCCGCGCGGAGTGGCTCGGGCGGCGCTGGGTGGAGCTGCCGCCGGGCGGCACCTGGGCGCAGAGCTGGGACCTCGCCTTCAAGGAGAGCGCCGACAGCTCCTTCGTCGTCGGCCAGGTTTGGTACCAGGCGGGCGCCGACTTCTACCTGGTCGACCAGGACCGGGCGCGCCGGGACTTCGCGAGCACATGCACCGCGATGAAAGCCCTGTCGGCCCGGTACCCGAAGGCCATGAAGAAGCTCGTGGAGGCCAAGGCCAACGGCCCCGCGGTGGCCTCGGCGCTCAAGCGTGAGCTCGCGGGCATCGAGCTCGTCGAGCCCGAGGGCGGCAAGGTCGCGCGCGCCCACGCCTGCGAGGCCCTCTTCGCCGCGGGCAACGTGCTCCTGCCCGACGAGCACCGGGCGACCTACCCCGACGGGCGCCGGGGCGCGCCGTGGCTCCCCGAGTACCTGCACGAGCTGCTGACCTTCCCCGCAGGCGCGGCCGACGACCAGGTCGACGCCACGACCCAGGCCCTCAACCACCTCGCCCCCAGGCTCGCCGCGCGGATGGCGGCCGCCATGGAGCGCGCCTTCGGAGGATGACCATGCCCTTCACCCTGCGCTCCTTCGCGCGCGCCGCGCTCGCCCGGCTTGATGGCGACCCCGCGAGCTCCCCTCAGCCGCGCGCCGCCCGCGCGGACAACTGGCTGAACCTCCTGACCGGGACGGGGATCAACTACCTCCGCACGGCCTTCGGGTTCACCAAGGACAGCCGGCTCCCGGACGACACCCTCGAGGACCTCTACCACCAGGACCCCTACGCGGGCCGCATCGCCCGCGTCGTGCCCACGGAGTGCCTCCGGCAGGGCTTCACGGTGCAGACCGGCGACCCGGCCGTCGACGCGGCCCTCGCGCGGCGCCTCGCGGACCTGCGGGCGCCCCTGCGGCTCGCGCGCGCCTGGACCTGGGCGCGCGTCTTCGGTGGGGGTGCGGTCTTCGTCGGCGCCGACGACGGCCGCGCCCCCCGCGCGCCCCCCGACCGCGGGGCGGGTCGC